ACGTTTTTTCGTAGGTCTGATGTACCGTCGTCGGGTTTTCCGTCAATGGTATCGTAAATAGCTATATAAACCTTGCCTCGTCCCGTATTCTCTATACATTTAATAAAGCCAAATTTTTCGAGTTTTCGTTTTGCGTCTGCAACTACTCGTTCAGTTTTGCCGAGTATTTCTGCACAATTAGCAGAACTTTCGAAATACCTACTAAAACTACAAATCCTTGCGTACACTATTTTTTCTGAGTCCGTTAATTCCTTGTGGCTCAATATGTCTGATCTTAGAATTAAGAATTTATCTTGCGGATAATTTTCTTGCGGTTCTTCTCTGGTCGGCATTTCTACTCCTTTTAGCTTGTTATTTATCAGGGGTAGATATAAAGAAAAATACCCCTTTCGAGGTATCTTTAGTGTTTAGAACTTTTCCTACAAATTCTATTCTTATTATACCTCGCTTTTCAGTGGAGGTCAAATTATGTAGGAATTCGTCTAAAACACCCCACTAGCTTCATTATAACTTAATTCCAAAATAAAAGCATGGCTATTTCTGTGTTTACTTTTTTATGCTTTCGGTATATAATATGTATAGTTAAATTAAACAGGGAATATATAAAACATGGGAACAGAAACAGAGCAAAATGCTGTTGTTGGCGTGGTGCCAGCTAATAAAAAATCAGTTCATTTTTACGATCAGGTCTTGCCTTATACTGTGGGGCTTTTCCCCTCTGATATTAAGGTTAAACGGGAGAAGCTCCTTGGTAATATTCATAGGTCTATTTTAGGTCTTACTAAGAACGGCGAACTTCGCCCTGTCGAGGACTTAGCCCTATTTATGGCTATGGCTCAGCAGTATCACCTTAATCCGTTTAAGAAAGAGATCTACGCCACTTATATCTGGGATAAATCTAGGCAGAAAGAAGAGCTTGTGCCTATCGTCTCTATTCATGGTTTAAGGGCTTTATGTCGTCGCTCTACCAATCCTACATATACACATACGGGCGGGTGCCAGTTCGAGTTTGATGACGATAAAAACCTCGTCTCGGCTACGGTCGAAGTGTTCGGTAGGTTCGGAAGTTCCGCCCCGCAGTCTATTAGTAGCTACACGGCGTTTTTCGACGAGTTCGCTAAACGTAATAAAGATGGCGATCTAAATGCCATGTGGTCTCGTATGCCTCGGGTTATGCTAGCTAAATGTGCCGAAGCAAATGCTCTTCGTATGGGCTTTAGTCTTGGAGCTCTTTATATCGAGGAAGAGGTAGGTTATAATGGTACTAATAACATAAACGAGGACATGGGCGATGATCGTGAATAGATTTAGCTATTCGGCTTTGATGACTTTTTTAAGGAACCAAACCGACTTTCAAAAAAAATATATTGCAGGGGTTTGGGACGACCCTAAAACTCCAGCTTTAGTAATTGGTCATGCATTCCATACCGCTCTCGAGACCAAGTTTAAGGGCGGAAGCTTGGACGAGGCGGTTAATGCTGGCTTAAAAGAAATCGAGACTACTTCCGACTATGAAATAGATTATGGTAAAACTGGTAGCCGTCAAAAGATGATAGACACCTTTACGCAACTCTTTACGTCTTATTTTAATGAATGCCCTAGCTTCTCGGATATTGTCGGTGTTGAGGTCTCTATCGAAGATAAAATTGCTGGCGTTCCGTTTAAGGGTATTATTGACCTTGTGTACCGTGAAAACGGCGTGCTGTGGCTTCGTGATCATAAGACGGTGTCGTCTTATACTTCCGATGATGAAGAAAACTATAAATACCTTTTGCAGGGCTATTTCTATTTGGTCTTAGCCGAAGAAAACTATGGCGAAAAAGTCGGGGGTATTGTGTTCGACGAGATAAAGAAGTCTATAAATCGTGACGGCTCTCCTCAGTCTCATCAAGTCATCTACCCTCGGGACGCTCTGCTGGGCTTTAAGGATGTGGCAGAAAAAATCTTGACTCGGGCGTTTGATTACGTTAATAGCCCGTCTGCCATCTTCTTCCCTAATCCGTCCGACCTTATAAACGGGCAGGAGTCTATGCGGGTAGTCTCTAACCTCGAGGAGGGCTTTGATAAGGCTCGTATTAAATCCACCCGTGTATCGGCACCTAAATTCGCACCTGTTAATATCACGGCTGATATTAGTAGCGATGATGGAACTGATGAAGAAAAAGTTATGCGGAAGCTTGCCGAGTTCGGCGTTGGTGGGGTGCTGGGCGAAACGGTTGAGGGATACCAAATCAAGCTTATTAAATTCAAGCCTAATCGTGGCGTGTCTATGTCTAAAGTCTCGGGGCTGGCTAATGATATTGCTTTGGAACTTGGGGCGACTTCCGTGCGTATTCAGGCACCTATTCGTGGCACTAATCTTGTTGGTATCGAAATTCCTACTAAAACTCGTAAAGTTGCCGAGTGGCGGGACGAGTACTATGGGGCTTCTGGCACCCTAGAAATTCCGCTTGGCTTTAATGTCTCGGGCGAGCTCGTGCGATACGATCTTCGCTCTATGCCTCATCTTCTGGTAGCTGGTCAAACTGGCTCGGGTAAATCCGTGGTGCTAAATGTCGCTATTTCTTCAATTCTCCATCAAATGCCAAACCTCGACCTATATCTAATCGACCCTAAAGAGGTAGAGTTTGCGGACTATGCGGGGCGGGCTAAAAAGCTCGCTACTAGCCTTGAAGAGTCTGAGGAGCTTATCGACGGGCTGGTCGAAGAGATGGACTTGCGTTATAAAGAACTGCGTAAATCTGGCTGTAAAAAGATTGAAGAATATAACCTTAAGAATAATAACAAAATGCACTACGCCGTGCTTGTATGCGACGAGTTTGCCGACCTTATGCTTTCGGGCGGGCAAAAAAAGCGAAAGGTCTTAGACGAGGATGGAGTGCTTGAGGAGCTTCCGTCTATCGAGCAACAGATCATCAGGCTAGCCCAGAAGGGTCGGGCTTGCGGTATTCATCTCATTATCGCTACCCAGCGTCCGTCTGCTGATGTCTGTACTGGTTTAATCAAGGCTAATTTCCCGTCTAAAATCGCCTTAGCTGTGGCTAATGGTACAAACTCTAGGATTATCATTGACGAGCTCGGGGCGGAGGAACTACTCGGGCGTGGCGATATGCTGTTTGTCGGCTGTGGCGATAATAAACCAGTCCGTTTACAAGGTCTTTATTTGTAGTATAATAAAAGAGGAATAATAAAAAATATTTTTCATTTTTTACCTCTCCAAATAACTATTAAAACCCCCTTTATCGGGGGTTTTCTTGTGGGGTGGGTTTAGGGGGCTTCAAAATTCTTTATTAAAGACAACTGGGCGTTTAGGGCTTCTGCTGTTAATAGTAAAGCTCTTTTCGTGTAGTAGTCGTGAGCGTTCTCGGCTTCTTCGTTAATGGCTTTTATGGTCGCCCATAGTCTTACGCCGACGGACTTTCCGCTTAGTACCTTGACCTTATGCCAAACGTTCCATGCTTCGTTCACGGGTAGTGGCGGGATAAAGCCTACTATTCTGTGTAGGTTCTCGTGGTCTGGGTTAAATAGCTCTACTACTAGCCACGACCTTAAATACTTGAGTGGCTCTATCTTATTCCATAGGCTTCTCGGGTACAGTAGATGATGTCTTGAGTGGTTGCTTGCCATATTCTCACCTCCTTTAATGTGCTATGGCGGTTGCCGTTGGTTTTAGTATAGCACCTAAAATGGGGAGTCCTCGCTTTCCTTTTCTGCATGGTTTTCTTGTATCTCTTCGATAAATAGTTTGGCTTCCCACCAGCCCTTGCATACTCGGTTCGGAATTTTCGCCCTTGTATAAATCTTCTCCCATTTCTTTTGGTCTGGGCTTATGGTTCCGCCTTTCTGGCGTTTTAGCTCTATGTTTATTAGCTTCAAGCTTCCGTCTGGCATTGGCACATAAACCTCGTAATCATAGGCACCTTTACTTAATCCTTGGCGTTTTAGCATGGCTTGTCTAATCGCCCCCTGCCGTCCGCCATAGCCCTCGTTGGCTCTATGTTCGTGTGGCATGTGGTGAAGCTCCAGCCACTTATGCAGGGCTTCAGCTTCTTCACGCTCTGTCGGTATTCGTTCCGTCATATTCTTTTGAATACATTAAATCGTAAAGCTCTGAGGCGGTTTTAATTTCTCGCTCTACGCCTTTTTCGGTTATAAAGTGAGTATCTTCATAAAGCCACCAGCTTAGCCAGTCTTCGTCGCCACCGCACTTATCTAGCATTTTGACGATCTCGTCTATGGCGGGGGTAGTAAAAACCGTGTGGCAGTTTGGGGCGATATTTTGTAAAGCTTTGGTTATTTCTGCGTCTCTAAGTCGCTGGGCTTGGAGTATTTCGACTAGGCGAATAAACAGGTCTTTTGAAATCATAGGGCTATTATACCCGCAACATTAGCGTTTTACAAAACCTGAAATTATTATATACCTTTTGGCTTATCATAAATATTTTGCGTCATTAAAAATTTTGGGGTTTTATGGCTTATTATACCTGTTTTCTAAAAATGCGTTTATTGCCGTCTATTAGCTTCTGTATGGTGTTTAATAAAAAGTGTTCAGGGCTTTTTCTGGGACTTTTCCACCCCTGTTGCACCCCTGTTAAAATAAAAATTGTATTCAATTAAATTCCTTGGTCTTAGTATGTCGCTTTTTCTTTTTCGTGTTTAATATCAGAACAGATTTTTGCCAAAATAAAACCACCCTTTATCAGGGTGATTTTGCTCGGTTTTATAAAAAGAAATTTATAAACGAGGTGTCTAAAACATGGGCATGTCTAGAACGCTTCAATTATAGCATGGTTCCTAGGTTTTAGCTACTTCTTATTTATTGCCGATTTTAGAGGCGAAGTTTCCAGCTATGTAGCCCGAACTAAATGCGATAATATTCGAGATCGCCCATTGGGCTAATGTCGCCCAGTCTCCGCTTTCCATTTTGCCTGAAACGGCTAAACCGAATGCTAGGGCTATAACCATCATAGTGCTTAGTATCACGGTCATAACCACGTAAAACTTACGTCCTACATGGTACTTACCTTGGTACTGGTTCGCCTGTGGCTTCGGTGTATTCTGGGCGTTGCCGTCTGTGTTTGGGGTTGGGTTTTGATTATTGTCCATCTTAGTAGTCCCTCTCTATTACTTGACCTGCGTAAATTACATTAGGGTTGGCTATGCCGTTGTGTCTTGCGATCTGCTCGACGGCTCCATCTGCTCCCCATAGATTCCTGCCGTTTGTCCAGCCTTGGCTTACTATAATCTGACCTAAGGTGTCGCCTGCTTGTACTGTGTATTTAGGACGCTCTGCTGGCTGTGGGGCTGGGGCTGGCGTGGCTAGTATCTCTTCGACTCTAGCTTGGACTTCTGCGTATCGGTTGCCTAGGGCGTTTTTACGTGCGTCTCCATTGCCGTACTTGCCTGCTATAACCTCTCTGGCTAGTTCTTCGGTGCTTTTAGTCGGTGCTGGCTGGGCTGGGGAATTATTCCATGCTTTCAAGCGGAATGCCCCTGCGAAGTTCCTTAGGCTAAAGTTAATCTCGTTTACGTAGCCGTATGGCTGGTTTTGTCCTAATAGCCTCACTACTTGACCTTGGGCTACTATAGCGGTGATCATGCCGACGTGTCCCCACTCGCCACCATTGTCGATTAGCCAGTCTCCGACCTTTAAGGCGTTCCTATCGGTAATTAGCTCAAACTCGCTACCTGCGTTATAAATTCGGCTATAATTCCAGCAGTCTTTGGCTCCGCCTCCGCCTTGCTTAGTGGCTAAAAATCTGCCTACTACTCTTGACCAGAAATATGCGGGTAAATCCCAACATTGGTAGGGCTGTTCTTTCGGGAAGTTATCGACGTCAATCCTCTTACCTAGGATGGCGTTTCTAAATTCCTCTGGGGTTTTCCAAATTAAGTTCATTTATTCCTCTGTATTCACTTCTTCAGGTGTTGCGTCTTTTGCGACACTGATCTGCTCAGATTTCGTAGCTCCGCTATTAAAATCTTCGGCAGTATAGACTTTTTCTTCCATGTTTTTACTCCTGTTTACTTGGTGCTAGGGGCGGGAGTCGAACCCGCAAGCGTATGGCTCATGAGACCATCTAGCCACCGTGGCTGTCCCTAGTTTATGGTAGAGGTAGCGGGGTTCGAACCTGCGACCTACCGTGTATAAGACGGACGCTCTGACCGACTGAGCTATACCTCTAGCCTTATTTTAGCATAAACAAAAAGTACCGCCTTGCGGACGGCACCTTTCCTCACCACACTCCGTAGCTAGCCTAGATGTGGCTTTCCCCCCGAAACCAATCACGCAAGCTATGGCAGGGGTACGTTTCTATTTTATCATGTCCGATAAAAATCTACTATAAAGTACTATAAAGCTTAGTTATCTCTGTTAGCTTTATAGTCTATTGTCCGATAGATGTCCGATAAATGTCCGTAGATATAACATTTTTGCTTCATGGATATAACAAAATCCGCTTTCCAGCCTCTGTTAATTTGTTTCGTGGTTGCTTCATAGATATAAAACTATACACATAAAGATATAACATTATGTGTTTTTCTTGCCAAAAATAATCCCGCCCCAATAGACCTTAGCGTTTAGTGCATTGCCGTATTTATTCCGCCATGTGCCTGAAATTGTCCATGTTAAGTTTAGACATACATCTATGGCAGAGTCTCCTGCTAGACCTGAAACTGCCCCACCTAGTACCGTGATATTACTTGGCATTGGGTAGTCGTTATTATTTAGGTAGCCCCATGCGTTCGCTCCAAAACCTATCATGCCTGTCTCTCTTGCCATGGTGACGAAGATCGAGTATTCGCTGTTAATTGGAATTTCATGCCAACCGTTATTATCGGTTCTGATAGACTTCATAGTCTTCGGGTCTATACTGTTTTTAAGGTCTTCCAATAATCTATTGCCATTAGCATAGGCGTTGCCTGACACCTCTAATTGTCCACGCTTTCCTGCCTCTTTTACAATCTTTGGCACGTCGCCGATTGAAATTCTTCCGTCTTTACCTATATAGAACGCTGGGTAGCCCATATCTACCAGTAGGGAAGTGATAACGCTTGAGAGCTTGTCTGTGGTTCTTAGCTCTATGTTAAACGAGTGCTGTTTGTCTAATTGAATTGTATAGCCGTTGCATTTATAGGTGCTACTATCTGGGGTCGAGGTTGATGGTATTGGCTTCCATGCACTCCATTCCGTGCTATTTGTAGCCTTGGTGCGATATTCCACGCCCTTTATAGGGTCTATTAGGTTCTTAGCTACGCCCTCTACCTTTATAGGGTCGTATGTGCCGTTAATCTTTAGCTTTACGTCGTCCTCGAAGCCGTTTTTACGTGTCGCTTCGGCACTGATGGTCATTGGCGTATAAACCATGACGTTAATAGACTTCTCTAGCTTCGTCCTAAAGTTCCTAGTGTCTATCGCCTCTACATATAGCTTGTCTGCATTGTTATTTATCGTGCCTAGGTCTATTTCTATATCAGCGTCCTTATAATCTACTACTTTGTCTATTGTGCCGTAAACCACACGATAGGACTTAATTGTAGCGAACTTCTTCGGGGTGGCTTTGTCTTTTTGTAATATCTTGACCTGCAGGGTAGAAATGCCTGCTATTAGGGCTTTATCGCTACCTGTAATGGCAACAGATTTGGTGTTGGTGTCTTTGTAATCGAATATCTTAAAGACTGGCTCTGCGTTTATAACCTTATAGGTTCTGTCTGCTATTGCGTGTATGTTCTCTGGGGCGTTATTGCCATGTACTACATAGCGTAGCGTCATCTGTGGGTCGTTCTTACAGAGCTTTAATAGCTGTTCTCTCTCGGCTTGGGTTAATTCAAATACATAATTAGGGGTTAAGTTTTCCCTATATGCTAGCCTTGTGCTTCCGTTATCGCCTGCCAGTAGCTGACCGTTCTTTACAAACTCTAGCCAACCTATCACCTTAGCACCTGCGGGGTTATTGTAGTTTACCCATGGGTTCTGGTCGTCGTGAATATCGCCACAGCTTGTAATCTGTACATAGCGAGCAATTCGGGGAAGTTCCCACCAGCCACTACCTCTAGCGTTGACTGCGTATGTAAAGATGGCTATTTCGCCATTTGCTCCGAAAGAACAGTTGCCGTTTGCGTCATGATACAAGGTGTGTTGTCCACTGGCAATTCTCCCACCTCTCATGTAGCGACCTGTATTGTAGCCGTTCCTATGGACTTCACTACCTGCTACCCATATTGCTGATTGGGTGCTTAAAACGGTGCTTGTGTGAGCCCAGTTGGCGTCGAACCACCAGTTAATGACCGTGTAGTTGCCTGCTATATCTTGCCTTGCAATGTTCCAGCCGAAGGTAGTGGTGTAGCCACTTGCACTCATTTGAAAGCTTCCAGAACTTACTGACATTTATTCCTCCTTTAATTTAGTCCTACGAACGCCCAACCACTATAATTATCGGTATCTATTGGCACTATTTTCATTGGTGGCATTTGGATTTGGGTACGTGCGTTTAGTTTTTCTACCTCTGTAATGTCTCGGTTAAGTGAAAATACACGTCTCTTTTTGCCTGAAACGGAACTATAACCGACAAACTCTATCGGGGTGATTTCTACATAATCGCCATCATAAACAGAGCTTCTGACCTGCATACCTCGTGCGTCCACGGATACCTGTGTGTTATAAATCTCGCCTGAGGCTTGTCTCCATGGTTGTTTGCTGTCTCCACCTGCTAGCATTAAGTCCGTGATACTGATTGAAGAGTTGGCGTTGGCTTTAATCTCTACGTCTATCCAGCTCATGGTTGGCGTGAAAGTCAAAACTTGCTCGTCCCAGTTTAGCTCTACCTGTTCCTTTAATGTAATTTCTTTACTGCCTAGGTCGTTCTTAATCGTAATAACACCACTACCTGTGGCTTTCTTAAATACCTTGAAGCTAATTGTGTGGGGCTGTCCTGATGATACTGCTATGCGTTGGCTCATCTTATCGCCATTGGATAGGTTTAGCTGATAGCCACTTAATGCACCTAAAGCTACTGAGTTTTGGCTTACGCTACTCGTAATGGTCGTATGGTCTTTGTCATATGTCCACTCGCTAATTTTGCCACTATCATCTTTACCGTAGCCTACTGAGTTCTTGATTAAGTTTCCACCACCTATGGTCTGTACGGTTTGGGTGATGTTGTGAATATCTTGGTGTAGCTGTGTGAACTGCGTTTGGTTATCTTTATCGGTAGCTTCTTGCTTGCTGACTATCGCTGTAATTTCTTGCTGTTGCTTGTCGGTCTTAATCTCGGTGTTATAGAGGGTTTTTACAATTCCCCCTGCCGTTAGAAAATTGGTCTCTGTGAATTTAGGCACATGGCACACTAGTGTTTCTTTTAATCCACCTGTGATGTCTAGCTTAATTTCGTTAATAAATAGGTTGTAGCTACTTCCACCGACTTCACACTTAATTACATCGCCAACCTCATAAATACCATGACCTTCGGTGCTTACCTCTATCTCACTCATCTTGATGTTTTTTGGCTTCACTAGGGAATTAAAGAGGGGGGTTATTAGCTCCTGCCTATCGTCGTCTAGGATTTCATTGTTGGTGACTTTAATGGTTTCTGAACCGTTTGGTTTGAATTGCTCGTAATCGTACTTGTTCTTTAGCTTAAATAGAGCAAACGCATATTTCCTTGGCTCGTCGGTAGCACTATTCCACGTGTTAATATTCTTTGTCTCGAAATACCATCTGTATTGATATTTGCTTTTATCTACTCTAAATAATACTGAAGCTCCCCCTGCTATGTATGTCTTACCAGTTGCTTTATCTATAACTACATAATTAGCCCCGATTAAAGAAGTGTCGCCCTCGACTGAGTGGAAATACAATGCCCCATCTTCCAGCACCTCGTCCATTTCTTTAGTGTTGCGATTGAAAATTAGTTGCCATGAACCTTGTGGCTTACCTGAGAAGACAATACGCTTATCTGTCTCGCTCTTGGTTATAGTCATACCCTTTGGTGTTGCGAGCTGTTCATCATAGCCATTAAACACTACCTCTAGCTCATCTGATGTTAATAAATCATTGTAATTGCCAAACGGGTTAAACCCTATCCTATAAAGAGCAAACTTATACGTCTCATTTATTTCTTTTGGTTGCTTATATTCAAAATTGAGACCTTCTTGGTACAAGTAAAATCTTACTACGTCAATATCGGTAGCGTTATAGAATGCCCCACCATTCATTCTCGTAATTGTTGCGTTGCGTAGTTTTGAGTTCTTATCCATAAATCTAAGGTTTTGAAGATATGGATTGATTTTATCTACTGTAAATAAATAGACCCCTCTGTCTAGTTTTTTCTCTGCGTATTTCGTGTAATTGCACCATGTACGCTCACCCTCAGTGTTTACAGTCCCTTGGCAAGTCAAGCTACCGTCCCCGTTATAGGTTGTAGTAAATGTATTTGACTCATATGTCCCTGAAGCTGGAACTGACAGAATATTTTTCGTCTTTGGCTCTAGCTCTATGCTCTTATCTTCAAGTAAAACATTATCGCCCTGAGGCTCTCGTCCTATTACTAGCTTAGTTGGTAGCCCCCAGTCCTCGCCCACCTTAAAAGAAAGCATATTGCTAGTATTTAGCTTCTCGGTAGGGTCTATAAAGCCCTTAAAGATTAGCTCCTTGCCTCTAATAACGGCTGTTGTGCCTGTGGCTTTGGCTATCTCGTCGATAATCTGACGATAGTTCATGCCGTTAATCTTCTTGTAGAGGTCTTCTTTAATTGTGTAGTTAATATTGGCTAAGTTGTCTAGGTTTCCTACCGTTAATCCTAATTTATTGGCTATCTGCTCTATTAAGTTCTTAATCGTACATGGGAATCTTAGCAGGGAATTAGCATAATCGGTCATTTGGGCTACTGCCATTAGGTCATAGCCTGTGATTTCTGTCGTGCCTTTCTCTACGCTTATTGAGACTTCTTTAATCACAAACTCGCCCTCGTTGCACCAGTCTATCTCGCCAGTTACAGGGTCTTCCATGCCTAGTTCTAGCTTAAATGTCTTGTCTTTTAGAGTAGTCTTTTCCCCTATTAAAACGGCTGTAATCTTCTTCGCACCTGTGCCTAAAAATTCACCTATGGCGTTAATCTTGGTGCTAATTAGGTCGTCTCCTGAGTTAAAGCTTAGCCCGTTCTCGGTGGACTCTACTAGCCTTGCCCGCATGGACTTTACTGGGGCTTTCATGTTCTGTTTATAGCGTTCTGGTATTATTAGCATATTAGCCTCGCTTACTTAGGGGGATTAGGTTAAAACTCACTTCATAGAAAAACTCACGCTGGCGTTCTTGGATCTTGGTGCTGTAATCGCTGGCGTAGTATTTGGCGGTTATAGTCGTGTTCTTTAGGGGGTCGTAATAATCCACCGTAAAAAACGGCTGGTTTAATAGGTTGCCTAGGGTGGCTAGCTCCGTGCGTGGTATGGCGTTTCGGGTCTTACATTTTAGCTTAGGGAATATTCCGATAAGGGAAGCTCTCACCTCGCCCTCCATGTTGCGGTCTGCGTCTTTCCAGAGCTTCGCCCACTCGATCTCGTATTCTACAAGCTTATCTATGGCGGTGCCGTTAATCTTTAGTAGTTTCTGCGTTATTGCCATTATGTTTATCCTTTACACGATTATAGCATTGCGTCCGCTTAGCGAGGTGCGTCCGTTAATCCCGTCTATCACCTTATCTATGATGGTTTCCTCGCCTATCTTCACCGTTATGCTGGTCGGGGCGTCTCCGCCTCTTCCGCCTATCTTCTCGGCTAAGGTGTCCATCCAGCCAGTATTGCGATCTAATGGTAGTACAGCCTCTTTGCCGGCCTCGCCGATCATGGCAATAGTGGCTCCTTGTGTAATGCCACCAGTAGCAAGCTTCGGGATAGGTTGAATATTTATACCCTTGCCACCAATAGCAGGTACCCAATCAGGGATCTTGATATGGTTTAGTCCTCGGATAAAGCCGTTAATGGCGTCGATGATGAAGTTTAGTGGGGCTTTTGCGATCGCGCCGATGGTTCCAAAGATGTTACCGAATATTTGAGTAACCCCTTGCCATGCTCTCGCCCAGTTTCCACTGAATACGCCCATGATGAAGTTAATAATGCCATTTAATACCCCTACAATCCCGCCAATAATTCCACCAATTAGTTTAACCGTGCTGTCTATTCGGCTAGCAATAGCGCTCAGGAACCCTACAATGATAGGCCTAAATATATCTACCAAGAAATTCATCACCGGCATAAAGGCGTGATTCCAAATATCTAGGACGGAAGAGACTACGTTGCCTACGAAGTCAAAAATCGTGTCTAGCATTGGCTTCAAAGTGCTGTCCCATGTGGCTTTTAATTGCCCCATGAACGGTTCCCAGATTGGGGCTATAATATCGTCCCATAGCTTCTTAAATAGCTTTACAATGCCGTCGAAAGCTTGGTAAATACCGTCTGTAATCTTAGAGCCGTAGGTGTCCCATGTGCTTTTAGCTCCACCCCATAGGTCTTCCCATGCTTTGGCTATTAGCTCAGCGGTTGGCTTTATGCCTTGGTCTAAAATTCCCGTCATTAGCCCGCCGATATTCTCGATAATCTGCGGTGCGTATGTAGCTAAAGAGACTAGCCAGTCTTCGAAAATTCCGACAAATAGACCTGTCAAGTTCCCCGTGCCAGCTGTCATCATCGGCTCTATCGCCTCTAAAATGCCACCTATGCTTTTTAGTACTCGCCCGCTTTGGTTTACTATCTCGTCTATAGTCTTAGCGAAGCCGTCGCTAATTTTCTGCCCGCTACGTCCCCATGCGTCCTGTACCTGCGATATAGCAGTAGTCCAGATACTCTTGAAGTGCTTGGCTAGTGGCTCGATTATGGACTCTACGCCGTTTCTAAAGCTCCTGAACGACTTGAGGCTTATGGCGTTCCCGATCCATTCGCCGGCTTTCTTAAATGCGTTAGCAATAGCGTTGGCTACCTCTTCGGCTTTTTTCTTTATCTCGTCGAATTGCGATTTGAATTTCTTTAGGGCGTCGCCGTCTGGTTCTGGTATATCTAAACCACCGCCTCCACCTGCCCCGCCTGCGTCTCCACCGCCTGAGGCTTGCTGTGGCTCGGCTAGGACGTTCATCTCGTCGAAGCTTGCTAGTTGCCCTTTTAATTTCTTAGCCTCTTTATTAGCCTTTCCTAGGTTCTTAGCGGTAGTACCAGCTCCCCCTGCCACGTTCTTCATGGCTTTGCTGGTTTGGTCGCTATTCTGGGCTAGTTGTTTGCCTCCGCCATTACTACCAAATAAACTGCCTAGGGCTTTAGCTACAAACGATACCATCTGTCCGATCACGTTCATAAAGCCTACTATGTAGGGTATTACTGCCTGTATAGCTGGAACTATGTAGCCTGTAATAAAGTTGGCTACGCTCATTAGTATCGGACCGAAAGCCATGCCTAAATATGTGCCTAGGTTCGCAAAACTAGCCTTTAATACCGCTAAAGCACCCTGCAGGGTCTCTACGCCCTCTCGCTTGAAGTTTCCAGCGTACTGGGTGGTTTTCTCCATGAACATCTGGTAGGCTAGTCCGACCTTTTGGGCTTCGCTCATGGCGTTGTAGCTGGTAGTAATACCTTTGCTTAATGCGTATGCTTCGATGGTTGTGGCGTTCATCTTCACGCCAATGTTGTCCATCAGCATGAAATTGCCCTTGGCAGCAGCGGTGACGGCGGTCATAGCGGTTTCGGTAGTCTCGCCCATTACTGAAGCCATATCGGCAGCACGCTCCATCCATGATGTGGTCATGGCTAGGCTCTGTCCTTGCGTTATACCTGCACCCTGCATAATGGCACCAATTTTATTGGCACCTTGTAAGTATTCGTTAATCGACATACCGACGGATGTGCTAGCTTCTTCGGCTTTCTTATTCAGGTATGAAGCGTAATCACCAAAAACGGCTTTGGCTCCGCCTATATTTTGCTCGAAGCTTGCGAACTCTTTTGTGCTGTCGCCTATAACCTTACCTACTGCCACTATCGCAGCGGTAATTGAGGCGTACTTGCCGATTAGCCCTGATATTTCTTTACCGATATTGCTGGCTGTGCTACTTAAACCCCCTAAAGAGGTCTTAGCGTCATTGGTCGCTTTTTTTAGCCCTGAAGCGTCTCCTGTAATCCTTACTCGTAGTTCGTCGCTTATTGGCATTTTTAATTCTCCGTGTCTTGTGCCTCTGCTTTGGCACTGATATATGCCTCTAAGGCTTCGTCTGTAGTCATTAGCCCACTACTACTGCTTGTATCTTGCTGGCTAAATGGCTTGTCTGGGTATTTCTTAGGGTCGTTCATAGCAAAACCTACGTATTTGCCTAGGGCGTGGTTTAGTGCGTCCTCGCTCTTTGCGTAATCCTCTAGCCTCTCTACATAGCCGTCTATGCAGTGCATGAATTGTCTTAGGGTTAATTCCCAAAATTCAGGGATTTTTAGCCCGATCTTGTAGGCTAGTTTTTCGTGGTCTGTCCAGAATTCTCGGAAGTTGCGGTAGCTTCTTTGGTCTTGGTTGTCGCCTTGGCTTCCGCCAGTTTCTTCTGCTGTGCTAAAAAACCAGATTCTTGCAATGCCTCGAACACGTACCCTAGGGCTTTTTCGATACCCTCGTTATCTACTATTTCGCCAGCTTCCTCTCGGGTAATACCACCTGCCTCTAATAAAAAGAGTACTGGGCTAATCTTGACGATGTCTAGCCTTGGGTGAGTCATGTCGATTTCCCCAAGTTCTGCCATAATACCCAAAAAAGACTTGCCTCTTAGGTCTTCAGCGTTGGCGATATTTATAGCTGTATAGCTTAATTTCATGTTCGTGGTTTTCCTATATGTCTAATGTTAATAATATCTTAGAGGGTGGGTCTCCCCACCCTTATTTTAGGCACCCTTTGCGTAGGCGATTTTGCCTGTAATTCTTAGGGTAAATTTCATGGTGTCTAGTCCGTCTGTGGTCTTTTCACCGTACTTAATGGACTTAATAAACGCTTTGAAAGTCTGTTTTGCACCCTTAGGGGTTGCGACTTCCCAGTCTCTCACGGCTTTGCTCTCGAATAGCTGGGTTAGTTCTAGGGTTTGGTCGCCTTTAAGAACGTTGCAGCTAATTTCTACCTCGCCGTAGTCGGTACCTGCTGGGATAAATTCTTTTGCCCCGTTTGGGCTGTCTAGGGTAGTGACATCTTGTTCTTCATGTTCACCGCCCATTTCGCCGATTGAAGTAATACGTGCGATTAGTTTGTCTGCTCCTGTCTGTCCCTCTTTTTTAAGGGTTAAGGTTGATGCCATTGTGGAAGTTCCAGCCATGGTCTCTTCTCCTGATTTCATGTTGCCCTAATGGGCTATGGGGTTATGCTTTGATTATATCACGCCACTATCTTGGTAAATGTAGCGTTCATGTGGTAGATGGTTTTATCTGGATTTGGTACGTCTAGACTGTTCGTCATCCGCCAGTAGCTTCGTCTCATAACCTCTTCTGTTTTGGCTAGTATTTTACTAGCTTCCGTGCTGGTGTTCGCCCATATATCTATCGAAACCGATACATCTTGGCTTGCCAGCTCCCCGCTTAAATCCATACCTACGCTCATATTTAATAGGTAGTAGGTTATTAAGGGCGGGGTTATTGCTGTGTTTTGGCTCTGCTGAAGCACGGCGTAGCCTGTAGTCTTTAATAGGTTATAAACTTCAAGTTTTACGTTCTTCATTTCATCGCCTCTGTTATTGTGCCGTTAAATAGCTCTTTAATTTTGTCCTTGTTCTCCTCTAGGGCTGGTCTCATGTATGGGTAGGCTGGATGTCCTACCCAGTCCTCGCTAAACGTTAAGTCCGTATCTACTGGTGGCGTATAGCTCTCTTGTCCCCTCGTACCCGTTCCGTATTCTAGGTAGGGTGCGTATTCTACGTTAGTATAGACTTCGCCTGTTATACCTGTCCCCTCGGCTACTATTCGCTTAGATATGCTATTCATAAGACGACCCGTGACGGAGTGTCCGTTGGCTACCTTTACTTTAGCCGACCTTTGGACTAGTAGCAGGGCGGTCTGCATAGCCTTGGTGGCTATTTTCTCCTCTACTGCGTTTAATCCGTCTAGTCTCCCCGTTATTCTAGCTAAGTCCTTAAAGTTTAGCTCTACTGTGTTCGCCATTGCTTTACCCCTAGGGTCGTGTGGCTATCGTAGGGATGGTACTCGACCACCTGATAAACTATGCCATTTGCTCTTAATATGTCCGCTAGCTTAATCTTCGCCCCGTCCTCTTTACTTATCGTAATAATGGCGGTGGCGGTGGTATTCTGCCCGAACTCCTCTATGGCTAGCTCGCTACTAGGGTTAATATTGCCTAGCAGGCTCTCTGTGGGGGTTAAGGTTGGGGGTAGTAGTCCACCCTCTTCATCTACCTGCTGTGTGGCTCTAAGTAGCTCTATTGGCTTATCATAGAAAGCTTTGGCTATAGCTTGCCTAGCGTTTTTTTGAAATAACATGGACTCTCCTGTAGGGCTTTAGCACGGCTGTTAGACTACCGAATAGCTCGTTGTCTGTAGCTGTAGCTAGGTACTGCTTAGCCGTGTCTTTATAGCTAATGCTCTGCCCGTTATCGCTAAGGCTCGCTATTCCTGCCTCTACTGTCCCGCTAGTTTGTTCTTCGGTGGACTTGGTATAGACCCCCATTACTGCTCTAGCTATAACTGGGTTAAATCTCTCGTTCCACTTCTTAAAGTCGTAATCTGTCGGGTAGTTTAGGTATAGTAAAGTCCTAAATAGCACCTCTGATACTACATAATTTAGTAGCTCGGTGTTTTCGCCTGCCTTAGGGAATAGAACAAGGACGGCTTCCTTAATTTTCAATTTTACATCGTCCATTTCGGTTTCCGTCCTTTCGTTTAGCGTTCTTCGACAACTGCTTCTGCTTTCGGGGCTTCTGCCTTTTCTGCTACTTCAGTTTCAGGGACTTTTTCTTCCTTAGCTGTGTTCTTTTTAGTAGCCTTTGGAGCTTCTGCTTTCGGGGCTTCGACCTCTTCAGCTTCTGCTATTATGTTGCCGTTAATATCACAGAGGGCGTAGCGGTCTGAATATTCTAAGTAGGTATCTACTTGGTCATCTTCGACTTCCAAAACCGTCTCTGCGATTAAATTCTTAAAATATGCCATTTTAATTTCCTCTTTGTGGCGAGAAATTGACCGCCCTCGCCTTGCGGTTCTTGTCTATCTACTAGGCTAAGGTTGCCTTGAAAATCAAGTCTTTAGACACGGCACCGAGTCCGTAGTCATAGAAAAGTTCAAGGGCGTAATCGTTAGATAGAGGGATTTTTTCTGCTTTGTACTGGCTTACTTTAAGTGGCTCAGCTAAAGCACCTTTGACCATGATGATGATGTCTGCGGTTTGGCGGACGTTTTCTGCGACTTCGACACCGTGGAAGAGGTTAATCTCACGGCTTCCGCTATCTACGGTCGGAACGGTGACCTTGTCGATGTAGTTGCGAAGCTTGCCGTAGGTCTTAGGGTTTAATGACATGTGGACATCTTCTTTGTCGAGACCATCGACCCAGTCGTTCTTGACGGATATGATGGTTTGGATCAATTTTTCGGCAGCGTCTTCGACGGCGGTAATACCCGTTAATACGACGTTAGTACCTTTAGCTTCAGCTTCTGCGAAGAATTCACGGTCTAATTCGGCTACCATTTGCTTGCGGTGGTTGTCTGCACGCTTCTCGGCAAGACCTTCGATACCGAAGAGGGCGAGGTCTGCACCAGAAACTTCTTCGATAATTTCTTTATGGCGGTCGAGGTTAATAGTAGTCTTGCCAGTGTTGCGAAGTGCTTCGCCTTTACCTGCACCACGTGCGGTACCGTAGTTTTTAGAAACTGCGTTCTTGAAGCGGTTCACTTCAATGCTACCTGCGGTTGGATCGCCTGAGTAATCGGTATTTTTAAGTTTGCTTGATAAAGCTGTAGTATAAATTCCCTCGATAAGTTTGCCCGAGATTTCTGCTAATTTTGCTTTGGTGGTATCGTCGTTAGAGTCGTAAATGCTCTGTGCGTTGGTTCGTGCCATTTAATTATTCCTTGGTAAATTGTGGCTAGAAAGCTATAGTGTTTCCGCTCTTGTACACGCCTTTTGAGAGGTTCGTGGTTTCGCTCTTCTTGGCTACTCCGCCCTTGTCTTCTGGGGTTTTACCTTTTAGCTTGTCCTCTACACCTGCCTCGATGGCTTTAGCATAGGCTTTCTCGAACTCTTCGATATTTTTCATAGTCTCTTCGGCGTCCGAGGTGACTAGGAATTTCGCCATGCTTGTGTCTATATGCTTCTCTGCTAATAGCTCTTTAGCGTTTGCGGTGTTCTCACGGAGTGCAAGTGCCTTTTCTTTGTCGGCTAGCTCTTTCTCTCGCTTTACACTCGCTTCTTTTACTCGTTCGTCTTCGGTCATCTTCGCTTGGCGTTCCCATTCGGCTTTAGCGTCTGCTACTGCCTTGGCTATGTCTGCTTCGGCTTTACTTTTGCCCTCGCTTCGGTACTTACCGATTAGCTGGTTGACTTCTTCTTGAGTAAAAGTCTTCTTCTCGTTTTTACCGTCCTTATTGCTATCGTTTTGAGTTTCGGTAGCGGGCGTAGTTGGCTGGTTATTATTGTCCATTTAGCCTTTTTCCTTTCCGTTTTACCCCCGTCGGGTTTATAGGGTCATTATAGCATGGCGTTCATGCTTTTCATAAATTCCTCTTATTTTAGCCGTTTCGCTATCTCGGCGTTTAGTAGCTTGGCTATTTCGGTGTCTGGGTTTTCCCTCGAGTAGGCGAACATCTCGGCGAAGCTCTCGTGCCAGTTCTTCTTGCCGTACTTGCTTAAAGCTTGCACGCCGTTCTTACCTAGGTATATTTCCTCGCCCCCTGTGTTAGCTTGTAGCACGCTTCTTACTATATCACCTTGGACTGTCGAGCTGTTTCTAGCTTCTCTAAAGCCGTCCACTACGGTCTTCATATTCTCGGCTACCTGCTGTGTGGTTATTTTTCTTCCATTGGTGCCATAGGCTCTTTTAATGCCTGCTAGTTGTCTGGCTGTAAAGCCTTTGTCTCTCGCCTCTAAGTAATGCCCTAAAGCATGCCCAAACTCGTGGTGGGCTATGCCTTTGGCGGATTTTGCCACCCAGTGATTGGCTTTGTAATTCTTAATAATGTTATCCTGATAATTCTTGGCACTCATCTTCACTTTCTGGAAGTTGATACGCATGCTGTCTAGCCCACTTAGCTCTACTAGCCTTTGGTTCTTGGCTAGGGTGTAGCCTTGGGCTTTATAGGTGTTTGAGGCTGAGATGCTGATGTTTAGCTTGTTGGCGTTCTTATAAACCCCTAAGGTGTTGGTAGTCTCTCCGAACGTTCCGCCGTTCCCGCTTATTCCTGTTATTGTGGTCTGGACTTGCGGGTATTCCGAGAAGTCCTGTGCTAGGGCTTCTTGGTATTGTCTCCTCACACTCGGCGTTATGTCCTCCTTAAAGCTCTTGGTATAGCCTAGGGTGGTGTCTGGGGCTAGTGTGTCCTGTGGGCTTATCGGGTCTCGGTTAAATACTGGGTTTACGCCGTGCTTAATCTCTCCGCTATAAACGTACCTATCGCTTCCGCCTTTTTCGTAGCGAGCTATACGTTCTCCGTCGTAGCCTTTAATTTCACCTGCTAGGACTGGTATTGTGGTGGATCTACAGTGCGGGTGCATGGGCGGGTAGTTAATACCCACCTTAGCTTCCGAGACTTTGAAAACCTTGCCCTCTAGGTGCTGGCAGGTCTCGCTGGTTCTGTCGTCTAGTACTGCTAAATATTGGTACCTTTTTACGTCGTAATCCTCATAGCAGGCTAGTTCTGCTTGGTTGGCGTAGTAATCGGCTTCGGTCTGTATAATCCTATCGGCGTTATATTTTGCGACATTCATCCTTTTGGCTAGCTCATTAGACATTTGGTCTATGGACTTGCCTAATTGAAACCCTGAGGCTAGCGTGGTGTTTAATTCCGTTAAAAGCTTCTCATTGTTATTCCATATAGCTGAGCTAAAATCCATGCCGTCTGGGCGTATCGCCATAATCTGCTCTAGCCTATCGAACGGTATTTGCCCGAACCCTCCACCTCCAGCTCGTGTGTACGCCTCGTTTAGGTCTCCTGCTAGGCTTCCGTACATGCTACCTACGCTTTTCGTATAGGCTTCGCTGGTTAATACGTACTCGTCCACCATTCCGCTTTTAGCTTTTAGCCAGATGTTTCGGTTTAGGCTGGTTAATCTGTCCGCCCTAAACTTGTAGTTGTCGGGAAGCATTTTGTATAGACCACGTTTTTTGACCTCTTTTAAGAAGTCTCGCAGGTTGTCTGCTGTCTCTAGCTGACGTAAATAGGTAGGGTCTGCTATGCCCCGCTGGTAAATCTTCCGTAGTTCGGCTAGTACATACTTATTATTCGTATCATAAATATTAGCTACTGTGTGCCTTACCTTGTCGTAGCTTTTTTCGTTTGTAGCGAAGCGTTTTAGTTCTCGCTTCGTCCAGTACTCTCTGCTATTTAGAGTCATCTACCATCTCCCGTGTCGGGTAATCTATGCCGTTCTTATCTAATATGTCCTGTAAAACCCTTATATAGGCGTTGGCTAGCCTTATTCTTTCTTCAGCGTTCGTGATTAAACGACGGGCTTCGGTCAATTCGTCTCTCGCCGTGATGTACTCTTTTAATGCCTCGCTCTTTAGCTTTAGTGCGGTGTCTATGTTGCTTTGGGCTATGTCGCTAGTGTTCTTCTTGCGGGTAGCTAGGGCGGTTATAACCGTAGCGAACCCACCTCCGCCTATAATGCCGAGGATAATCTCTTGCCAGTTCATCTCGCTTGTCGTTCCTGTATTCTTTTGGCATCCCTTAAAATGCGGTTAAGGTCTTTTTGCCTATGATATAAAGCCCATATTATCACTAGCCCGCCTATAATATCGGACTGGATTAAATTTAGGTCTATGGTAGTGGCATTAAAGTTATTCGCAATCGAAACTGCCATGGTTATGGCTTGTAAAATCATCGCTCCGTATATCACTACTATGCTTTGCGGTATGCGGTTCTTTCGGCTCATGTAGTGCATACCTACGTAGATAAAGAACTGCCCGAAGCCCACGGCTCGCTCTAATCCGCCCATAAAGCTATCGGCGGTGCTGGTTAAGGCGGTAATAACCCCGCTTAGTGCCATTACTAGATAAAACAGTCTTATGGCTTTATTCTCGAAGTATCTTTGCTCCATTTAGACCTCCTCATTGCTAGGTTCGCCCTTTTCCTCGCCTATCTCTGGAACTGTCCCGAAATCGTTATATTTTAAGTCTTCGGCTTTGTCTGCCCTTGCGTCCTCTACTTCTTCGGCTGGGTTCTTGATAAAACTTAGCTGTCCTACTAGGGTTTGGTCTGAAACTAATCCTGCGGTCTTGAGGTTGCCGATCATCTGCGAAGTCTCTAGGTCGTTCTTTGGTAGTGAGCGGTTAAATATTGCGTCTATCTCTGTGGCAATATTCATATTATCTGGGGCGGATATTTTGCTCTTAGTGCGTAGGTAGTTAAAATAAAGCGTAAAGCGGTTAATCAAGCCTTTCTCAAAATACGCCTCTTTGTCTTTAGCATGGTGTTCGAAGTTAAATAGCTTGTAGCTTATCGCTACGCCTGATAGGTTGCCTGCAAACTCGCTGTCGCTCATGTTTGGCGTGTAGCTAATCTTGTGGATGTCGTTTTCGATACTTCGGCGTAATACTTCCGTGTCCGTTTCGTTCACGGTCTTAATTAAATACTCTAGCTTTCCGTCTTCAGGCACACCCGAGACCATGCGGTTCTCTTTTAAGTCTTTCACCTGCTCTTCGTCTAGGTCTAATCCGTAGGCTACTAGTATGGCGTCCACTAGGGTTTTGCGGTCGTTAATGCGGTCGGACTGTAATATGTTGTAGGCGTCTATTAAGTTAATAACGTTCTCGAAGTCGCCTATGCGGTGCTTATTGTTTACGTATTCTATTAGTGGAACGCCACCGAAAGCGTGCGGGGCTTCATAGACTAGGTCTAGGGTGTCGCCTTTACTCTTCATAGTGTACTCATGCACCATAGTGTCATCTACTACCGTTAATTCGTAGTAGGTCGGGGTAGTGTCGCCGTTCTCGTACACTGCCCTATATATCACGCCATATAGTGGCTTGTGCTGTACTGTGGTATCGACTACTAGTACCGTGTTGCATGGGTCGCTCACTACGCTCTGTGGCTGTGCGTTCTCGTCGTTATAAATGTATTCGTAGCCTATGCCGTAGATACTGATGTCCTTGGCTAGGTCTGTATCTAGCGTGTCTATAGTCTCGGCTTTGTAGGCATCTAATACTGGGGCTATGGTGTCCTCTAGCCCTTTGGTTGGCTGGTATTGGACTGGGTTGCCCAGTAGGTACGCCACGTTTATGTCCGTGATGAAACTAGCGTGGTTCACTAGCACGGTGGCTTTGCCTGCCTGCGTTGGTCTAGTCTCCGTAATGTCGTTTAGGCCTTGGTAATAGTCTAGCTTCTTCTTTAGTGCTGTGGCTCGCTTATCGCCCCAGTCTATGATGTCTTGGATTATGGCTGGGGTTAATTCCGTCCCCCGTCTTAGTTGATATTTATTGTTCATCTACTCGCTCCAGTACCTTTTCTCGGCACTACTTCTGCCTAATATCGCCCCCTTATTGGCTATCTTTACTTTAAGTTTACCACAGACGTTTTCGTATATTGAGGCTAATACGTCGAGTGCGTCATCGTGGGCGTTCTTACCCTTACGCTGGTATTTTAGGACTTGACTAGCGAACTCTGGGTATTTCCGTCTCCAGTTTAGTGGCATATAGACGTGTTCTTCGACCCAGCCACTGCTGGTTAAAATTCGGCTCTCCTTGTTCTTGGTCTGGGCTACTGGGCTAATCTTGGTTATATTCCAGCCTCGGTCTTTTAGCTTGGCTTTGACGTTTCTGGCGAACCCTCGCCCGCCGTTGTTGCTTTCTATCACCGCCTTGGTGACGTTTCCTCTCATATAGAGGTCTGCCACCATGTTCTCGGTCTCTTCCATAGGCTCCTGCGTAAATACTAGGTCTGTGATATAGGCTTCGTTGTCATGGATTATATAGTTCACACTACATAAGTAATCGCTACCTGTGTCTGCGGTATCTGTGTAGTTATGGACTTGTCCGTCTTCTGGGGTTGGGAGGGTTTCCCACTCGGTGAAGCTCGTGTATAGCCTGCCCTTTACGTCTATCGGCGTCTGGTTAAAGTTCGCCTCTACGATGTCTGGGTTCATTTCCTTGGTTTTACGCTTAAAATCTTCGAAACTTAGAACCTTAGAGCATAGCATTTGCTTTTTGGCCTCGTCTAGCACCGCCTTACGCTTAAATAGCACTATGTCTTCAGGGTAGGCTTGTAGTAGTCTCCCCGCTAAATCCCCCTCTGCCCACCTCGTCATAATGATGACTGTCTTTCCGCCGTGTTCTAGGCGTTGCTGGGCGGTGTTGTTAAACCATAGCCAGTGCTTTTCTAGGACTGACTCGTTATAGGCTTCTTCTGCGGACTTAATAATGTCATCTACTAGTAATAGCTTAGCTCCGAAGCCCGTGGCGGTTCCTGTAGGGCTAGTGGCTATGTAGTTCGGTACCTTGCTGGCGGTGGTCTGCCATAGGTTCACGCCTGCGTTGCCTCGCTCTAGTACCGTGCTTGGGAATATATCGTTATAGACGATCTCCTCGCCTACCTTGGCTGTGCCTATGGTGTCTCGCACCTTTCGGCTAAATGTCGAGCTTAAAATCTCGTTATAGCTGGCGGTCATAATCGGAAGCGTCGGGTCTTGTCCTAATACCCACTCGGTGAAGTTCTCGGCGGTGAAGCTCTTGCCGTGCCTCGGGGGAAGACAGATAATCAGAATATGACGATCACTCTCACGATAGAACCATTGTAGGGTGTCGCAGAGTTCTTTTAGATAGGCAAAATCTTCCCTATAAAAATTCGGATATAAGAGCTGGCAATAGCTCCAGAACTCTCGCCTAGCTATCACTATCCGTATATGTCTATAATCTAAATTCATGATTCCACTACAAAAACCGAACAAAATCGTGATTTTCTTTGCAAAATGCGGGTTTTTGCTTGCATTTTTCCGTTTCTGTTCGGTTTTTTCATTACTTTTGTTGGTCTTTTTCTAGCAACTTCTTTAATTCTTCCGTGGTTAATCCCTCGTATGGGTCGGATACTTCGACTACCTGCTTTATAACCTGCTTTGGTTTGCCCTCTACTCTGTCGGCTATGGCTTCCCTCACCCTTAGACGGGCGTCGCTAGTTATTGCTTTTCTAGCGTCCGTGTATTGGTCTAGGGCTAGCTGGCAGAAGCCTGATCGCTTCTCTGGTGGGTTCTCTACCTGCCATGCCAGCCTATCCTCGTGGCTCATGGTTCCAAACTTATTTAGCCAGTAGCTATAGCTGTTATTCTTGTCCCAGCGTCCGTTTGCCCTGTCTTGTGGGCGGTCTTTGAAACTGGTGACTGGCTTATTCCCTACTGCGAACCTGCCGTCTTTGGTTCTACCCTCTAGCTTATTTTCCGCTGACTTTGTTGCGGGAGTTTCTGTCATTGTTCTAGTTCCTCCTCCTCTAAATCACCTATGGCTACCTCTCTAAATTCTGGTGCTATGTTCTTCTGGTCTCCTTTATAAAACACCAAAACATTATCATGCACCTGTGGTAGCTGTCTGCTCTCTGGTATGTCTTCTGGTATTGGTCTAGGCTCGCCCTTATAATAGACCATCACTTCTTGATGTACTCTAGCAACTTTTCTGTTCTTCATGTAATTGCCTGCTCTCATGCTGGCGGTACCTATAACGTTTACTAGGATTATTTCGTTATAAAGCTTTAATCCGTTGCGCTCCATTATCTTGGTTATATCTCCGCAGATGTCGTAATAGGCTCCGTCTTTGCCTCTTACGTTGCTCATTACTACTACTGCGAAACGATTATCTTTTAGTAGCTTAGCTCCTGCTGTAAATGCGTTGTCTAAAATTTTTCTAAATTCTTCATAGCTCTCTTGGTTGCTTGCGTCTAGTGGGTCGTCGCTGTAATGTTCTAGGTCGTAATATGGCGGGCAGCTAAA